AAGTTGCTGGTACTCCTGGTGTTTATAACAAGGCAACTGGTTCTGGTTTCGGTGTTCAGTACGGCAAAAAAGGTCTTGTTGCTGGTGTAAACTATGTTGCCCAAAACGGTAGCGATAGTGCAACTGGGGAATTTGATCGTTCTGGTGCTCTCAACACCCTGGCACAAATCGGTTATCGTGGTACTAACTGGGGTGCTGCATTTGGATACCGTTATGGTACTGAAGGTACCCGTGTTCGTACCTACAACGGTCTGAACGGTGCTTCTGGTACTCTGGTTCCTGGTCAAACCTCTAACGGTTATGCCGTGAACGCATACTGGCAACCCACCCAATCTGGTTGGGCACCTTCCATCTCTGCTGGTTATGGTTGGAATACTGTAAGTGGTACTCCTAGCGATGCTACCAACAGTCAGTCTTGGTTTGCTGGTCTTCAGTGGGAAGATGTATTTGTTGATGGTAACTCTGCTGGTGTTGCTATCGGTCAAGCACCTACTGGTGAAGATCTTGAGAAAGCAACGATGCTTGAATTCTTCTACAAGTACCAAGTTTCTGATAACATCAGTGTCACTCCTGCAATCTTCTATGCAAGCGACAACCAGCGTCTTGTAAATAACTCTTCTAACTGGGGTGGTGTAATCCAGACTACCTTTAAGTTCTGATAAACTACTCATAACTTGAGTGAAAGCACTCCATTTCGGAGTGCTTTTTATTAGGTAATGAAAACCTTAACCAAACCTTAGTGGACTTTAAGGTTTCATTCTAGTATTATTACTTACGAAGTCAATTCACTTCTAAACTTTTTTATGAAACTGAAACACATTTTTGCTGTTGGTCTAGTTGCTGCCCCTACTGCTGCTCTTGCTGGACCTACTATTAATGGTGCGGGTGCTACGTTCCCTGCACCAATTTATCAACGTTGGTTCCAAGATTATGCACGAGCTACTGGGAATAGGGTTAATTATCAGTCCGTTGGTTCTGGTGCTGGTGTTCGTCAATTTATTGCGGGCACAATTAACTTCGGAGCAAGCGATGAATCAATCTCAGCATCAGACGCCGCCAAAGTGAAGCGTGGTGTCGTTCAAATTCCTATGGTGGGTGGAACGATTGCTGTTGCTTATAACAAACCAGGATGTACTTTGAAACTCACCCAGAAGCAAACAGTTGATATCTTTGCTGGGCGTATCAAGAACTGGAATCAAGTTGGATGTGCCGCAGGACCTATGATGGTTGTTCATCGTTCTGATGGTGCTGGAACTACTTATGCTTTCACCAATTCTCTGAAATCATTTGGTGGTTGGACTGCAGGTGCTGCTAAGTCTGTCAATTGGCCTACTGGTGTAGGTGCAAAAGGTAATGAAGGTGTTGCTGGTCGCATCCGACAAAGTAATGGTGCAATTGGTTATGTAAACACTGGATTTGTAAAAGCAAACAAACTCCAAGCAGCAGCAATTCAAAATAAGGCAGGTAAGTTTGTTCTTCCCACTGCTGCTTCTGGTTCTGCTGCTCTGAATGGTATTAAACTGGATGGAAACCTTGCAGGTGAAAACCCAAATCCCTCTGGAGCAACTGCATATCCTATTTCAACTCTGACTTGGGTTCTTGCATATAGGACTGGTAATGGTTCTAATGCCGTTGCCATCCGCAACGCACTCAACTATGCCCTGAGTTCAAAGGCACAATCAATTGCTGATGATCTTGGATATGTTCCTCTGAGTGGTTCTATTCTTAATCGAGCACGAATTGCCGTGAGTCGTATTGGTAACTAATATGAAATATCCAATCATTTTTGCTGTTGCTTCTATGATTGTTGGTCCTGCTTTTGCAGGACCTTTTGTAAACGTTGAGGCAAATGCTGCACTTTCTGGTTCTAGTTATGCTGGAACTATTACTGAAGCACACGCAGGATATGAAGGTTCTTCTGGAAACTTTTCTTATTATGGGCAGATTGGACCTGCACTAGTTACTCCAGATTCTGGTGATACTACCGTTCAACTTTCTGGTAAAATTGGTGGTGGAGTAGATGTTACCGAAAAACTCAATGTTTATGGAGAGTATTGGGTACTGACTGGTGGTGAAGTTGAAAATGTGACTTCCAATTTTAAACTAGGTGTGAAGTATTCTTTCTAATTGTATGGGGGTTGACAAAACTCCCTTTTTACTGTATCCTATATAATGAAAGAGGTAAAGAATGAAAATTAATCTCTGGTACTGTAAAGATATGAATTTGTGGCGGTGGTCTCTTACTGATGATCATCGTCCAATTTGTAAACAAGAAACTGGACAACAACCAAATCTTCGTGATGCTATGAATGATGTGGCAAATACTGTTGAATATCTTATGAGTCAATCTTGACTTTTTTATAGGGCGATTGGCACAGCGGTAGCGCGGATCCCTTACAAGGATTAGGTCACTGGTTCGAATCCAGTATCGCCCATTTGTATAAATACTTCAAAAAAAGAAGTATAATGGAAAAATTGTTTAAACTATTAAGTGATGCTCAGGCATCACTTTTTGTTCTTTTTCATAAAACTTGGGTTTATCATTGGAATGTAATTGGTGAAGATTTTCAACAATTACATACTCTTTTTGGTGGACAGTATGAGACTATGTTTGAAGAGATTGATCGTTTTTCCGAACATATGAGATATTTGAATGTTAAACCTCTCAGTAGTTTAAAGAGAGTTCTTGAAGTATCTGGTATTGCTGAAGGAAATAGTTCAGTAAATGCAGAAGGTATGATTTCCGATTTATTGAAATCTAATATTCAGTTTTGTGAGATGATGTCTAACATTTCTGAAGAAGCGGAAACGCAAAAATCATATGCTACTGCAAATTTAGTTCAAGATTTGATGGAATCGCATGGTAAATTTGTATGGATGTTAAGAGCATTTTCAGATAAACCATCTAAGAAAGTTGAAGAGCAGGTAGAAATTGTTCAAGAAGAAATTTGTTAAATTATAGAAGACTAATTTTATTTTTATAATACTATGGAAAACTTAAAAATTAGATGCCGCTCTTGTAATAGAGAGTTGGAGGGGCATCAAACAAAAACAGTATCTTGTGGTTGTTCAAATATGGCAACTATTCGTGGCGATAAGATCTCAGCAGTTGACTTATCCTATGTTGTTATGCTAAACTCTTATCATAATAAATCAAAATCTGGTGTTCTTACAAACGAAGATCTTGCCTTTCAAGAGGCAAGGCGTCAACGTAAAGTAAAACGTTTAGATTTTGAAGTCCGCTGAGGACTTTTAACGGAAGATTGGCCGAGTGGTTGATGGCGATAGTCTTGAAAACTATTAACGTTAATAGCGTTCCAGGGTTCGAATCCCTGATCTTCCTTGTTACAAATATTACAAAATTTTAGATTTCCTTAATCTATATTTTTGTATCAACACAAACTTGACAAAGTGAAAGTGCTCACTATTATAATTAGTAGTGTTCAGTAAAACCCTTATGGATCAGCACACCTACGATAATTGGGTGAAGATTAAGGAAACTTTTGAAGCTTCAGGTAATATGAATAATATGTTCTATAAAAGAGCAGTTGAAATTGTTAAGACAAGAAGAGATCCTCTTGCAAAGTTTCTTGGTGATGAAAAATGATGTGTGAACATGAAGAGTTTATTACACGCTCAGAAGTTCAGGAGATGATCGATGCAGCAATACGACGACACAACCGTAATGCTTCTATCATTAGTATGTGCGTCGGTTGGGTGGTTCTTTCTTTATTTGCTGAAGGACTTTTAAGATTAGTGGGTGTTATTCCACCTTTACTACCATGGCTCAAAATTTCTATTAACTAGACTAAAGTACGCTCGGAGATACTAATAATGGACAAAACCATATATAGTGCGATGACAATTTTTGGTGTGGTTGGATTTTCAATTATTTGGGCATTAAATAACGCTTATCAACAATAGGAATTATTTTATGAAGATTTTTTTAGATACAGCAGATGTTTCGTTAATTAGTTCAGCATATGAGACTGGACTATTGGATGGAGTTACTACAAATCCCACTTTAATTCTTAAAAGTGCTAGGCAACTTCAAGAAGTTATTAATGAAATTTCAAATACATTCTCCAATTTACAAAGCATTTCTGCAGAAGTTGTTGCAGATAGTGCAGAAGAAATGATCTCACAAGCACATCAATATTATACAATTGCTCCTGCAGTTACAATCAAAGTTCCTTGTACTGTAGAAGGACTTAAAGCATGTAAGTTTCTTTCCGATAAAGAAATTCAAACTAATGTAACTCTTGTGTTCTCAGTAGCACAAGCAATTCTTGCATCAAAAGCAGGAGCAACATATATCTCACCTTTCGTTGGTCGTTGGATGGACAATTCTATTGATGGAATTGAACTTATCAAAAACATCCGCAAGGCATTTGATTACTCGGGAACATCCACACAAATTCTTGCAGCATCTCTTCGTGATGTAAGGCAAGTAGAACAATCTGCTCTTGCTGGTGCTGATGTTGTTACAATTCCTCCAGTTGTATTCTGGGCGATGTATAAGAACATTATGACTGATAAGGGTCTAGAACTCTTTCAAAAAGATTGGGATGAGGTTATTAAATCCACAGAAAAATGAAGAAAGAGCATCAATGTTGGCATTTTGTAATGTCATCATTAGCAAGAATTTATGGAGTAAACAAAGTCAAAAGTGAAGAAAGATTTCATGCGTTTTCATTAGAGTGGTGTGATGAACATAACTATGTTTGTGATATTCATCTTGATGATTTAAATAAGGTTGATAGATATTTTAGACAGAAATACGAGTCTTGGGAGCAATAAATGAAAGTAGGATTAATTGGACTTGGGCGGATGGGAGAAGGAATGTCCCGTCGTATGATGAAAGCAGGAATAGAAGTTTGGGGTTATCGCAGAAACTATGAAAAAGCACAAGAAGCATACGAAAACGGATATGTTAATGGTATTACGACTTCTATACAAAGCCTTGTTCAAGTAGTTAAACAAACAAAAACTGGTGGAACACAACCTGGTATTTTCCAGATGGTTGTTCCTGCAGAAACAGTGGAGGAAACGATCAATGAGTTACTACGATATTGTGGTGAAGGAGATATTATTATTGATCATGGCAATAGCAATTTTAAGGACAGTCGGAAGAGAGCAGAACGTCTGGCAAAACTTGGCATCCAATAT